GATCTATTTCCGTGGTTACTACCCATTGCACATGGATGGGGATCACAAATCTATGGTAAGGAAGTAAATCAGGGTAGATTCATTGATAGAAAGAATGACTTTACTATCACTGGCGGTGGGCCTATGGATTGGATGGGTCTAAATAAGTAGATGGTCGGGGTGTGTGTTGGCTACGCCAATTCTTGCAGTAAATGCAGTACAACACACATCCCATCATCACGGCTCCACAATGACATTTCCATGTAGGCATGTTGATAATCCGAATCACCTTCGCATAATGACGCGCATCTGCTTCCTGTTGTGGAGTCAGTTCAGGCTCATTATAGGTAGGTGATGGGACTATCATTTCTTTTCTTTTTGTACAGATGCGCGGACGGCGGAGATCAGGTCGTCGAGCTTCGACAGGAACACCTCGTCAGCCGGGAGCGGCGGCGACGACGCGTTGACGTAGAGGTTGATCAACGCTTGCCGTGCTTGTTCAATGGTGTCGTCAGCCATCGCGGGAGTCTCTTTATCTGTCATTTGTTCTTCCCCGTAAACAGTTTCCGATACTCAACTATCACAAGTTCCGGCATGTAATAGATGATCTGATTACCGACACTCTCAGTCTTAATCATGCCCGCTTGATCGAACGATTGCATAATATCGTCTATCTCCATAGTGTCTTTGTAATGTGCCCACATCTTCTTCAACAACATAGGTCTACTGATTCGATTTCCATTACGGAACAGTAACTCCTTGATGATCAACTCTTTGATATTCTTGGCCTCTGATAGACCCTTCTTACCATAGGTCATTTCCCTCACGTTTCCTACCAGTCTCTCACAGTAGTCTATTGCCAACTGCATACTATCCTCGTCGATGTATAGCTCAGGTGATCTAGCTAGAGCTAGAATCATCGCTACTTTCAATACACTGTCACCGAATCTATTGAGGGTGCCTGTATCATCCTTGACTTCTTGTTCCATCATCTGAATGATAAACTCCTCATACCACTTCTGATATAGTATACCTGCCGGAGTGAAGTAGTTAGTCTCTCCTGTCACTGACTCGGCAAATGGTATATAGCAACATTCAGTTTCTATTGGACTGGCGAGTGGCGCGAATGCTCCAGTTAATTTAGTCAACTCCTTTAGATACTCAGCCAACTCAAGATATTTAGGAGGATTAAGAAGAGGAACCAACAAACTATTAGCCCTATTCCTTTTGTTCTCAGAAATGACAAACGTGCGTGCAAAGTATCCACCATGAATGTCCTTCTTTCCAAAGAAATCTACTGAATGTGCTTCGTTTGTAGCAGTTAACATTGTTATAGTTGGATCTTTTAGATTGAACGATTCCATCTTCAACAAGCTACGCCATTCACCTATATTGTATTGTCTATCATACAAGTCAGTCAATATATCTGTAGCTACCTTATCTTCGACTATGCTACTCGTCAACTCCGATGAACAAATAAAAGCTGTAGACTTGTTTAGAACCTTTCCACCCGGTTCTGTCTTTGCTGTTCCTAATTCCTTCAAGATCCCTTGAATGGAGGAGCGACCCGATATTATACGTGTACCGCCTACCGCACGTACAAGTTGTTTTGCCATCGAGATAGGCGGCCCCTTTTTCAATCCTGATTCTGCATGGAACATCACATATATGTTCGGATACAGATTGTAAATCTGTCGGTCTATCCATACGTTATCTTTCAAGATGGCAGAGATGGCAGCCATACCACCCCATAACCAGAAGTTTGTCGGACTTTCTAGTTCTGAATGTTGTTCTAGTAATTTTTCTAGCCAATTCATTTCACTCCTTGTGCTAGTTCTCTGAACTTGTATTTGTTTAGATCTTTATAGTTCTCTCCAATTTCCACATCACAAGGAATCTTTAAGCTCCTTCTAGGTAGACTACATGCCATGAAATTGATAGGACGTTCCATTTCCTTCTTAGCTAGTCCAATGAAATCGTCAAGATACTCTTTTCTAACTGCGAACAGAAGTGCATCATGCGCCTCAAGAATAATTTTCGCTTCTTTGAATTGTCTCTTAATTCTAATACCTGCTGCCTTGGTATTATCAGTGACGGCTCTTTGTGGCATGTAGGCCAAAGCCTGACGAAAGAGGTCATCTCCCCATCTTTCATAGAAAATTCTAACACCACCTCGCTCCGCATCAATTCCCCACGGGAGGGGCGCAGTAAGTCGTCTACTATCTTTGATGCATTCGTTGACTTGGGCATGGAATACCTTCTGTATTTTAGGTTGCTTATGGTGAAAGATCTTTAGAGCTTTCTCAGCTTGTTGTTCAGTAATGTTAATATCTATTTTATATTTTCGTGCTTGTGTGTTGAGTTCGGTAGCTGCTCTCCTGTGACCCGCACCAAGATGGCCCGCATGACGGAGAGTTTTCCCTGCAAATCTGATAGGGCTTTCATATCCCAATACTTTTTTAGAGTAATCAGATTCGTTACCACCAAAAAACCAACTAGCAGTAAGAGCGTGGTAGTCGTGGACATCTATTGCCTCTAATGCATCTTCATCAGTTGCCAAGTTAAATACTACTCTAGCTTCAGCCTGACTACTATCTAATTGTACAAAGATATAATCGGGATCAGGTTCATACATTCCTCTTACATCAGCCCCAATATCACCATGTTTAGTGAATACTTGGAATGCTGTACCCATCACCTTCATATCTTTCTTGTTACCCTTACCTACCAAATCTACCAACGGGCGTATTGGCGGATCCTGTTGCCCAGTGGATGTGCGTCCTGTATCCAAACACATGAAACACGTAGTACGCATCTTTCCGTCGTAGTCTGGTATTGCAAATAGATATGTGGAAATAGTCTTTTTGACTCTACGTCTTTCCAAACACTTTTCAATCCAAACCCTTTGTTGAGGGTCTTTAATACCCACCTTGAGATTAAGTAGAGCCGTGAGTTCTTCCTCACCCACACCTTTACGCCGCGGTAATTTCCATTCATCGAACAGAAGTGCATGTACCTGAACTGGAGAGGACACATTGACATCTATCCCCGCAATCTCAAACATCTCATAACCAAGACGTTCGTCCCATTTGACATACTTCTCAATGAGTTTCATGCGCGTATCATTGTTGATACACAGTCCGTTATTCTCGATCTCTAGATACATGTCAGGTAACTTCATTAGAAAATTCTCATAGAATTTCCTTACACCCAACTCATCTAGATCCGCATCCATCGCCTCATCTATTTCATATGTGACACAAGCGTCACGAGCGCATCCAAGCAATAAATCTCTAACACTCCCTTCATACATACCTTCGTCCTTATAGAACGGCTCTCTGGTGTAGATACTTGTAAGAAATGCAAGCCCTTTTGGGAGTTCAGGGTTAATTGCGAATGCCTTGAGCAATGTATCAGAGTATATTCTTCTGATCGTGAATCCGAGTCTACGAATCTTATCTCGATCATAGTTGAAGTTTTGTCCGACAATTTGTTTCTCCCATAGCACATCGGCTAATAGTTGCCAACAGGTTACTAAATCTGAGCTAGGTATACTACTAATTCCATCCTGATTCCAGAGAGGAACAGTCATTCCATGACTAGGAGTGAATGATAGTCCTATGCATATAGGTAGACAATGACCACCTGCTTCAATGTCTACACTTAGTTTTCGTTTATCTTTATATCTATTCAAGAACTCCCATAGTTCACCACTATTTGAGCAGATTTGAAGTGTACGACTAGGCAAATTCATGTCTGGTGAGACTGACTCAGCATAGGCACGTTTCATGTCGAAGATGATTATTTGTCTGTTGAAATAACCTTTGATTTCTCCACCCGGAATGTGAGATAGAAGGTGCGCGGGATTATAGGTAGGAACAAACTTACTGCCCAAACCCCACATGATAGAGCCTCTTTGTTTAGCAATTTTAGTTTTACCGGAGAGTGCCCATAGAGCAGTCCCGCCGAGACTGAGTATGCAGTTAGGTTTAACATCATTAATCTCAGTTCTTAACTCCTCTAGTTGCTTCTCTACATCAACTCCAAATTCCTTTGCACGAGAATGAAAGGATGCTTTCTTTTTATCTAGATTTGGTGGAACTGAATACTTGGATACGTAACTTAACCAACAGTCGTTACGATTGATGCCTGCTTCCTTCAATAGTCTATCTAGTTCTCTGCCGTTAGATCCACTGAATGGTTTACCTGATATATTGTCATCGTGAGTTGGAGCTTCACCAAGTATCATTAACTTAGCGCCTATCGCTCCCTGTCCCGGCACGTATTTCATCTGTATGCTCCTCAGTTACATCTAGGAAAACCTTTGAACAGCAATTACAGAGAACCGTTTTCGTCGTGATTATTTTGATCGCTAGTTTTAGTTTTTCCATCATCGAGTGATCCGCGTTCTGACAATATGGGCATATCATTATTCACCTCTACTCTGAAATCAGGTTTATCTAGTACTGATACGTGTATAGCTCTCCATCCTTTTCCAGGAATTTGCACAGGTATAAATTCAACCATCATACCCGTATGTAATTCGAGGAATGGAAGTGTATCTTGCTTTAATGCTGTCCAGTGAAAGAAGATTCTAGTAAACTCGATATCTCTTGAACTAATGAATCCCCATCCACCTTTACTTACTTTGATTATTCGCCCCACAATACGTCGCGCTTCCATTAGCTCCACCTATTTACTAAAAGGCGGAGGCGCACCCGTAACCTACAGAATTGTAGTATTGGATGCGCCCCCTATCATTAATCAGAATTGACTAGAATCAACTTTCATTGTGCTGGGAGAACCGATGGCAACGGTATCAGCCAATGATTTCTGATAACTAGCAATCTGATTAATGGTTATTCATCGTCTTTCTCATCCTCATCTTCATCTTCATCTTCTTCCTCATTGTCATCATCATCTTCATCCTCATCATCGTCGATATCATTCTCATCCACATCAATGACATCTGGATCATCTGGATCTGCTAGAGGAAGCGGTAACTGTTCGGGATCATTCATTTGTCTATCTCCGTTGGGCTGTTCTATGCCGTTAGTTGAAAAAAGTTGATGCGCTCCTACGTCGATTCGTCTACCTGTTGATCGAAGGATGTAGTACAGACGCGCATCGGTTCTTTAGTTCAAATTAGTTACGAGCGAACCGGGCGATACTTGTGGTTAACGCGGTTCACAATACGACCCTGCCACTCGCCGTTCTCTACAAACACCTCAAGCTGCTTTCCGGCAGCCATTTCGAGCTTGTAACGCTCCTTAGAGTTGACTTCTGCTCCAAGAGCCGCGAGAAATCCCGCTGCGAATCCAATCGCTTTGGAATTGAAGTTCCACTCGATGACCATTCCCGTGAATGTTTCATCGCCTGTATCCGCATTGCGGACAATGGTTCCCTCAACGGGGTAGTTAGTGCTTCCGCCATCCTTAGACGGAGCCTCACCAACTGAGTTGATCAGCATGAGATACCATGCCGGATCGACAATCTTCCCACGCATCAGGTCTTTCTCACTAAACTGGATAATAGGCATTTGCCTACCCTCTTTCGTTTGTTGTTTGTTAGAACTGTTGTACAGTGTTGTTCATTGTTTTTAGTTTGTTCATAGCCGGGACTAGGTATGTTTCATAGATAGGTTTGTCACCAAACACAATCTCCTTATCCAAACCTAATGCGCTACGAGCAAAGTCATCTCCAGTGTGCTCACTTAATAGTGAATACTGACCTCCTGCTCCTTCTGTCATTCCCGACTGTTTAATATTGAAGTGATAAACCTCACCACAATACGCGGGTATCTTCGGTGCTACCTTCTTCCCTGCTGTAACGATAGTTCGGGATACGTGGGTAGTATTGTTGGCTGTATTTCTGTATTCAGCCTGAACCACATGGGCTATCAATATGATATTTACCTTGTGGAATGCATTGATATCTTTCGTCAATGCTATCAATTCCTGCAATGCACTTGATTCTGCATTGTAATCTTCGATTTCATTGACTGCAATTCCTGCAATTAACTTGCCAGCAGCCTGACCTGAACTGCGTGTCAAACCATATTTCATCTTAACAGTTTGACGTAGTGTCATATCTGCCATGCTGGTAATTGAATCCAGCACAATCGTCTTGTATGGACAATTGACTTGTAAATCTTCCAGTTTTTTACGTGGCTTATTCCAATCATCATAGTCATCGTATGAAATTGTTTTAGGATCTATACCCCACTTCTTCATGGGTAGATAGATGCCATTCATCTTTCTATCCCATGAGAACCAATATTGGGGGCCAGGAAAGGATAGAGCCTGAGTACTTTTTCTAGTACCGGGTTCCCCCTTAAACATGCAGTATAGACTATCGAAGCCTACACTATCCATTGTTGGCATTACTTCACTTCCCCTTTGGCTTTGTGTATTTTACCGATGCGCGTCCATCCATTTGCATCCACAATGAATTCGACACGCTTAATCACGTAACCCTTCTTACGCCAATACGTCTTAAACAATTTTTTGGCTTCTCGAATTGACATTAGTGTTTCACCTCTTTAGGCACAATGATAATAGCTACCACATCATCTTTTCCACATGATTCAGTGATAGGCTCCAATTGAAAATTGCCCACTGAACCATCTGAATATTCCATGATGATCTCAAAATCATCTGGTAACGGTTCCAATAATCTGACCAACTCTTTCTTAGTCATTACTTCCCACCTCTAGGGCTACCAGTATCCACCACTTTACGACGCTTCTTTTTCCTTTGAATCTTTTTTAATTCCACAATTAATGCTTTGGTCACTAGGACACGCGCCTCTAGTTTGTTGATGTATTCAGTCAACAGTTCTAGTGACCATTCACTCGCTATGATGAGTAATTCGTCTTGCATTATTTTCTCCAAGCAATAGGCGACCAGTATTGTAACCAAAACCACCAGCCGCGTATAGTTCTAGGCCATAGTCCTAATGCTATCTGTTTCTGTTCACCCATTCCATAGTTGAGTGCGTGTTTCCTTAATTTATTCATCTTCATCTCTTAGAATCTTCATTAGAAGTTCTGCTTCTGTTTGATTGATTGGACTAGCAGCAGATTGAGCTGTCCAACTAATCAATGCAGTCAACGCCTCATGAAGTTTTTCTATCTTCATTTCCAAAACCATGATTCGATGTTTAAGTTCATATTCTAATGCGTCCATTAATCTTTCCTTTCAAATTTCTTTATTTCGATTTCAAATGCATCTGATTTCATATGTTTCCATATGTAAGCATTGATTCCAGCTTTATCGGATGGTTTGAAACCTTTGTGTTCTATGATGTAATTCCTTTTATCATAGATTACAATTTGAACTAGCATTATTCATCTTCCTTGTTAGTAGGATCCCACACAGGAGCCAGTTGGAAATCGTTGCGTAACACTTCGACGCGCATATTTCTATCAGCTTCACACACTTCCTTGAATGCACACGGCCCATACATAGTCTCACAATGTGTGAAATCAGGAGGCCAGTATCCACTCTCCTGATAGTCGATGAACTTATATGCGTAGTATGGCAGTATTTCGTTCTGCCATTCATCGAGTCTATCCTTACTGTAACCAACTAAATCGCGCGTCAATCTATCCTGTATCTTAAAGGATGTTTGCCAGCCTATCTTGTTCACCAATACATTTCGTGTCTTGAGTAAACAACATTGACCGGGAAACTGATTTCCCAATGTAGACTTCTGACGATTCTGTTTGAATGTTTTATGATCCATTGACATGATACCAACTTGATGTTGGTCAATCAATAGATCTATTTTCGCCTTCCACAATACTCTGATTTCATCATCTTCGTATAATATTTCACCTTTCACCACTTCTGCCGCTAATGGAATAAATGCGTCGTTTTTATAGAACTCGAAGTATTGCTCCATCGTATCCATGACGAACTTCCAACCAATGACTTTACCTTCATTTCTTTCAGGTGTATTAGTCATGCCTGGATATTCACCCGGTTCATGTCCGCATGATGGCTTATCTTCAAGTAACTGCGCACAGGATGGACAACCAGTGATGTAAAGTTGTCCTGCGGCCAATGCCTGTCCAACACTTGTATTACGTGGAAAACCATTGATTAGATGCGTATATCCCACCTCAAGCACTTTATGTGCTAATGTGCCTATTTCTAAAGAATTAGATTTGCCTTTAACTGCAACAAATCTATGATTGAAACGTAAATCATAGTAGCGACCACAACTCATTAGCGATGAGAGTGTGGTCGCATCCATGATTACATTCTTCTTCGGTGTCATGATTATATCTGGAGCCTTATCAATAATAGATAGAGGCTCAGTTACAATCGGATGAATAATAATACGATCGGGCATTACTGTATCCTCACGTAGATAGTCTTAGGAGCTTTCTTAAAGAATTTGAGTAACGCGGGACACAACCAGCCCCTCATTCCATTACACAAATACCAGTTACCGTTCATATCTTTCCCATCCCACACTAGCTTAGCATTGTGTTCTGGAAATGATTTAGATGAAAAGAGCAGAATGAATCCTGTATCTGCATTCTTTACATTTTTAGTTAGTTCGTCGATGATTACATTAGTATTACCTACGAAGGGCTCACGTATGAGACCCCTCGTAGCATCATCGAATACCCACACATCCATATACTTATATGGTGTGATGATGTGAATGGCATTCATTGTCTCTCCACTGTCACTGTAACTTTGTAGTGATTAGCTAGAATTTCCGTCATAGCTAAATACGCATCTGGCCCAGTGATAGTCACAGTTAATAACTTGACGCGCTTTGTATATTTTCGAGTAGTTTTCTTCGCTGAATGAAACTTTTTCATCTGTTCTCTCAGCTTTGCTTTACCTTCAGGTGTCTTAGTCCAATGTAGTTTTTCACTCATACTTCATGTCCATTCCTTGATGCTTTACGCACCTTTACAGTTCTGAATTTCGCTTCAGTATCCCACCAGTCATTGATGTTGTATTGTGCATGATCCAAGATACACAGAGCAACAAAGATACTAGACTCACCAATACCACGCACACGAGCCAGTGATGCAGGATCCAACTTAAACAAGCCGCCAGCACCCGCCACTCCCAAACGACGTAATACTTTAGCAAGTCTACTAGCTGCGATAAAGTTAGCACAACCCACATCCTCTACCATCTGACGGCGCGTATACACCCAGTTATTTACCTTGAATACAGGTTCATCCAATTTGTCGGCAAACGGTTTACCGACTATCTTCTCGACTTTCGTTCGAGCTATCATTTTTACTCCTCAGTTTCCATCAGTGTGTCGATGCGAAAGATATCCTTCACATTGTATTCGCGCATATCTTCACCTGTAGTGTTGTTTACGATGTAAACATACTCAGGCATAATGACTGGACGTGCATCCTTGTGAATGTTGGGAAATCCGCCGTTATGATGCAGATACACATGGACTTCCATTAGTGAACCTTCTTTTCAGTGTAAGTGTCTAGTAAGGTGCGTATCACTTTCATGGTATCAGTATGCGTCCTGATGGTCTGATTCTGAATTACCATACCCTTCTGCATCACATCAACAATGGCTTCCAACTCGACAAGACGGTCAATGATAACTTTACACAATTCTAGTAAAGCTACATCCTGCTTGTGAGCGTCTGTAACCATATCCTTTAGTAATTTAGCTAATTCGTCCATTAGTTTCCTTCCTATTATTCTGCTTAAAATCAGTGTATAGCGTATCAGTGTAGATGCGCACTGAACCACCTGCTGTTCGCACAGCGGTGATTTTCCCATCTTTGAGCCAGTTGTAGATAGTGCGGCGAGACACATCTAGTATCTCGCACGCACGTAATATGCTAACTGTCTCACGTTTACCTGTGAGTAGAGACATTAGCTCTCCTTCATGTTCTTAAACATAGCATCCCACTCCTCAGTGGTGATACCAGTCATAATGAACTCACGCTCATCAGGACTAAAGAAATAGAACGCATCCTGAATCATTGCGCCGGCCATCCATATCTGCCATGCTAGAATTACGTCTGTGATGGGGATGTTCACCGTAATGAACTTATCCTCATGCTTCATGCAGATATGAGTGCTGTTATTCTCATCCTCTTGCAGCATGTATGCAATGCCATGAGGATTAATTCGATTAAACGCCTTCATTAGTTGGCTCCAATAGTCCGAGTGCAATTCGTTTAGCCTTCTCGTGTCCAATCATGGCCTCGTCATACGTCGCGTATCTATCCTGATACTGATCATGCTTACCACCAAATATCATGGTTTCCCATAGAATAGGTGGCCCACCTTTCACGTATGAGTGGTCGATGCCAAGGAATACTGTGGACACATCTATTCCTTCGGCTACAGTTTCACGCTTCTGGCAACGTCCATAGTTTGTTTTGAACGTAGCCCACACATGAATATCATCTGTACCTACAGGAGTCTTACCGTCTACGTCTAGTATATAGAATCTCATTTCCATCCCTTTCGCTCGAAATAGTCGTCTAATATAGAACAAGCTAAAAACCAGTAAATCATGAAAATCCAGATACCCATGATTTAGGCGCTCGCCAGAATCTTACGATTCTTCTTTGCATTGTGAGCATTCACAATAGTCTGTGCTAGCTCCTTAATGATAGCGTCCTCACTCCACTTCTGTGCTTGACCTTTGTTCATGCCGTTGTGAAACGCTATGCGTTTCCTTTCGACTATCTGGTCTAACGTGTCATCTATAGCAGTTAGACCTTGCATATGTCCGTAGACTGCATTGACAGATGTTGCAGTAGAACCGATGCGAACAAATCTACCTTCACATTGTTCTTCTTTACCCGGATTCCACTGACGCTCATGCATTACACAATCAGCACAAGTTTGGAGATTGAGTCCCTCACCTGCTGCCAACTGACTAGCTACCATGATAGCCCTAGGAGCATTATTAAACTCCTCTTGGACTTGGATGATTTTATCACCCATACCAGCTTCAAACTTTAATACTGGTATCTCATGCCCGTATTTAGCTTTTAGATCATTGTAGAGAATGTCCTGAACATCTACGTGATGCGCGAAGATAACAATCTTCCTATCCGTATCTTCGATGAACTCCTCTACATATTCCTTAGTAGCTGGAATCTTAGCAACTGCCACTAGATGCCGCATCTTAGCCATCGCCGGTAGAATTGACATACCAGAGATTTCGTCAGCTTGAGCTTCCATCCACTGAACGAACTCCTCTACTGCTTCATCATAGATTTGCTCTGTAGTAGCATCCATCTGAACATAGAGTTTAGTCCTATTAGTGCTAGGCAATTCTGGCATCACTTCCTTACGCTCACGACGGATAATCATATCCTTAGTGAGTTCCTTGAACTGTGGAATACGTCTAATTCCACCTTCTTTTCTAAACTGTCCCTGATAGAAATAATCTACCCATTCACGCTTGAATCGTTCTTCACTATTGAATGTGATAGGATTCATCATATTCAACATGGGGAATAATTCTGAACCACGGTTATTCCACGGAGTGCCTGACAATGGAATGACTTTGCAGTTCTTAACTACTTTACGAACCATTTGTGTCCGAGCTGAGTCAACATTCTTAATCTGCTGACATTCATCTAATACGACACATTTGATGCCGCGCTTCTCGAATTTCTCGATATCGAAGCCTTGTGTAGCAACTTTACCAGATTTCAGCTTACGTGACTTCTCAACCAACATATCATATCCGATGATATAGTGATTGAGGCCAGGTATCAGAATATCCTTCGATGAATTGATAACCTGTGGAATGTGCTTATTGCCAAGCCACTTAATCAGAAATACTGCTGTCTGATATTTCAAAGCAGACTTAACAATCCATAGACAAGGCCACAATTCCTCGTGGAAATATACTACACCACCTGCCTGTATGGTCTTACCTAAGCCCATCTCATCGCAGGATGCCGCGCCTTTATTGACTGCCAGCCCACGTTCGAGGAACTTCATTCCCTCTATCTGGAAATCATATGGGCGAAAGCGACCACACTTAAGACATTTATTCTTGTCCCAATTATGTTCGCAATTAGGGTCTCCACCCATTTGAAACTTATGAAATGGAGTTCCTTTAGGAATCTTCTTTACGAGCATATGCCCGCATTCAAGATTTATGAACTTTAAGTCAGGAGCATTTTCTGACTTGTTTACTACAGTCCTCTCAGACTTAGTGACTGCCACTTTACCACAATAGGGACATTTATCTTGTAACCTAGTGATGGTATATTTCGGTGTCCTGATTACCTGCTCGTCGTATGTAATCTCAACAGTTGCGCCGCTTCTAATTGCATCTATAACTGTTGGTGATAGTGAAAGATTGGAGCAAGGCGAAGTGTTATCGCATCTTATCTCACGAGCTTTAGCAGCCCATATTTCGTCATGCCCGTGTCCCGGCGTGAGTGCATGAGCCACTTCATGTAGAATAGTATTCTCTACATCAGGTGTAGGATGAATGTCAATGTGATGAGCGGATAAGATGATACACTTATCCTTATAGCTACAGAGTCCAAGGAATCTGGATTCTGCATTAGCATTGAGCCTAACAGACCAATCTGTCAGTCCATGCT